CAATGACCTCTGAAATTGTTTCAGTCCAAATGTCAATCGGCTTCACAGGCTTTCCCGCTGCTTCGCGTTTCATGGCGTGGTATGCAAGAAAAACCAAATCGGAAATACCGATTTTTTCCTGCGCCTGCGCAATGGTGTGACCTGTGTGCTTTTCCCATTTTACCCACTCAGGCGGTGCAGCCGTGTAAGTGATCTGATCGCCGTTGGTGTATTCAATTGTGATTGGTAGTTTCATTTTTTCTCCCGATTAGTAGTTTTTAGCTGAATGTTTCAGTGACTGCGTTGACAACAACGAATGACATTGAAACGGTCTGTGCGTCAGGTGCTGACCCGCCCACGCTTGGATAAATTGGCATTACTGTGAAAGCAAAAACCGCACCTGTCACTGCCGTCAATGATACTGCCAGCGCGGTGTTTGGTGCTGATTCTGCTGCTGCCCAAAGTGCTTCACAAAGTGATGAAGTCGCACCCCAGTCTGCAAGCATTTCAACGTCGAATGTCCACTGATCGTCAATGCGCTTGTATGCCTTACCGTCAAGTGTCTGATAAGTCGTGATTGTTGGTGAATTGGTCAATGTCGCACTGGTCGCCTGTGCGTCATAGTTTGTTGTCGCAATCGTCAAAGTGAGATCGCGACCCGTGATGATTGTCGTTGGCATGGTTCTCCTATGTTGTTTGTGTGTAGTACGTCGAAACGTTTATGTCAGCAACCAGCATTGGACTTTGACCTACTTCCAACACTGTTGGCTTTTCAATGACGCCAACAACGTATCCTGCGGGCATTGCCGCAAGAATTCCGATTATTAGTTTTTCGAGATTGTCTAGCGAACCAGCGTTGCTATTTGAAGCAACTATGGCAGTGATCGCAAAATTAAGTTTGACCTTTGTTGAGGTTTTTCCAATCAACGCAACTTCCATGTACGGTGATGACGGCACAATGACAATTGCTGGTGGAATGGGCGATTCTGGAACCGACGAATAGCAGGTTGCCGCAAGTGATGAAAATGCGGTGGCAAGTGCCGCGCGGGTATCGGCGACGGAATTGGCTGGCATTACTGCACGACCGTTTCGACATCTAAAAATGGCTGAAGCAATGTGGAAACTCTATTGGTCAAACTGCGACCCATTCTGTATGGCGTTGAAGCGAAATCAACGCCTTCGATCTGTCCACCTGCTGCAACGCGTGATTGAAATACTTCAACGCTGACTGCAAGAACGGCTGATTCAATTGGCGCACTGTTGGCATAAATGTCAGCTGCAGAATAGCCCGAAAGTGTCGCGCTGCCCATTGGAATGATTTCGCGATAAGTGACATTTGCTGAAGTCAATGCAGCGGTGAAATGGTAAGCGGTTACGTCAACCACTGTCACGGTCGCGGAAAATGGTGCAGGTAATCCAGTCACAATGACTGATTGACCTTTAACAAAATGATGTTCACGTTGGGTGTAATAAAACGCAACGTTATTGTCTAATTTGTAAGCGTTAATTGCTGAAGTGTTTGCAACGAGAATTGGCAAAATTACCGCTTCAGCCGTGTTAATTATTTCGTCAAGATAACTGTCACTGTAAAGGCTGACGGACACGCCAAGCACCGTACGCAATTGGCTCGCAGTCACAATGCTTGGCATGTCCGTTCCTTTCGATCTGCTGCGGCGAGATCGGGAGAACCCGCCGCATGATTAGTTTTGGCGATTAAGCCTTGTTGTTCTTGAACGCACCCGCGGCGATCTTTGTTGCCAATGCACCAAATGAATAAATACCAACGGTGATTGAACCGTCAGCAGTTGATTCAGCGCGCAATTGGTATTGAGTACCTTCATACCATGTGTATGCGTCAGGGTTAACGACAAGCAATGTTCCGTCGCCGTCGCCGCCGTTTGTTGGGTCAACGTATAGGTTCAAGCCCGCAACGTTTCCTGTCAAACTTGTTGGCACTGCAACACCAGGCTGATTCATAGGATTTGAAACCTGTGAATAAATTGGACGACCTGCGTCGTTCAATGTCATGAGGTTTGCCCACTGACCTGTTGACGCAATTAAATTGCGTGCAAATGGATTTGGTAATCCAGCAGTTGCGCCATAAACGCTTGCTGAACCGCGTGAAATTATTCCAAGCAATTCAGTTGCTGTTGGGTATGTTGCAACTGTTGTGCCGTCAAGTGTTGCACCTGAAATTAGCAAGCCGTTGACATAAGCATTTTGTGCCTTCGCCATGGCTGCGCCCATGTTTCTGAGCAATTCATCATAAAATAATGGCGAAGTGCGTGTGAGCAATTCAACTGAAAATTTTTGCTGACCCGCGAATTTCTTAACGTCCACTGACAAAAACGCGCTGTTTTGATCTGTATCTGAAAACGCTGCGTCTTCGGCTGTGACTGCCACTGTTGGCATTTGTGTAATCTTTGGAATTTCAAAAGTCATTCCAGCGTCAGGCAATGCACCGCTAGAAATGGCGTCAATGCTTGGACGGATTCTTGTTCCCAGTCCGTTGATAACTTCAGTCAACTGACGTGTTGGAACAAGTCCAGCATTGTCAGTTGTGTTGTCAGCTGCTAAAACGTACTGGCGCGCTGATTCGTCACCTGTTGCAGCAAGAACCTTGTTTTCAAGATACTTTGCAGCAGTGATTTCGATTCGTGGTGTTGCTTTCCAACCACCGACTGCGTTTGCAGTTGCTGTGATTGACTGAGCGGCTTCTACCGTTTCGGCGGTTGAAGCGTCTTTGACGGTGTCTTCCACTTCGTCTTCTCCTTCTGTTGGTTGTGCTTCAGGTTCAATTGTTGAATCTGAAATTTGTTCATCTTCTGTTGCAGCAACTTCAGCAACGCGTGCTGATCGAATTGCAGGTTCGCTAGTTAGTGCAACGCCTGTCAATTCACCAGCCAAAATGCGGACTGTGCCGTCTTTAAGTGTTTCGTATTCGTCGAATGAAACTTCAACGCTGAAACCGTCGCGCAAACCTTCTTGCGCTTCAACAAGTGCGTCGGTGCCAGCAGTCGTGTTGGCAATTTTGAATGTGGCTTCAATTCCTTTGTCGGTTGATTCAATTGAAAGTGTTTTGCCAATTCGACGTGTGCGGTCGTGTTCAAGGTTCAACAAAACTGGTGTTGCTTCGATTGAACCAGCAGCAAATTGCACTTTACCGATTGAAGCATTTCCAGTTTCCTCAAACGTCACAATTCGACCAGTAATCGTGCGACTGTTTGAATCTGCCGCCGTGATTTGCATTGGTGTGATGACTTTTTTCATAGCAGCATGTCTTCTTCCTCGCGTATTTCATCAACCGACATTGCGCCGATTCGATTTAAGATTTCATAAACTTGTGCGCGCTCATAAGGATTGCCGCGCAAGAAATCGTCAAGATCAAACGAAACTTTGTTTCCTGCTGGTGTGAAATCAGCAAATGACAAACGTTGTTCAATTATGGACATGTAATTTCTAAAAGCAAAATCCACAAGGTCGCGCCTTTTATCTAAGGCGTTGGAGTATGTAAAACTCGATTGCTGCGAATCAGTGAAATAGGCTGGCAAACCGCAAGCGCGTGCCAATTCAAGTGAAACGTAATTTCGCGCTTCGTTCAGCTGCAAATTTTTTGGGTCATAACCAATTGTTTCAAGTGTTACGTCAGCATTTAAAAATGCGGTTGATTTGTTGGCGCGAGCCGTACGCCATGAAGTTAACAACTTTGAAATTCGATCTGCTGGCAATGATGTGCCATTTGATTTCAAAACCATTTGTGGAATTGGTTCATTTGCAAAATTCATTGCCGCGCGTTCAAGTGCAGCCGCTGCCTTGATCGTACGACCTGCACGACTTAACAAACCTTCTTGCGTACCTTGAAAAACAACAAGATTTGCTGGGTCAACGTAAGAACCGTCAATTTGATACGACTGAATTTCATAACCCATTGCAGTTGGTTGAATTGTTACACGTTCAGGTGCAATACGTTCCATTGCGCGAATTTTTCCTGTGTCGGCATAACGTTCCATAACGTACGCATAAGCGTTTGGAAAAAAGAACAAGTCAGAAATAATCCATGACCAAAATGTTGTCCCGGGAATTCTTGGGTCAGGTTGGTTGATAACGCGCGGTTGCGTAACCTTTTCACCAGTTGCTTCATTGCGTGTGTGCATTGGAAGCGACGCAATTGTTTGGATAATTCCAAGCGCGCGGGCGCATGTTGGAACACTCATTGCTTCCGCGCGCGCCGCAGTGATTACGCCACCGAATAAGAACAAATTACTTACTTCGTTGTAATAAGGCGCAATAGCAGCTGCGTCCACGTTGGCGGCTTCGACTGGAACGGCAGTGTCAGCCTTGCGTGTGAATAAATCGAAAAGTGCCATGCCCAAATTGTGTCAGGCTTATACGATCAACCAACCATGATGTCAAGATCATTGTCTGGGCGTGTCGCAAAGTGTGTTGCAAGCGCGACCGCCACCGCCCCACAAACGACTGACTGTGACGCCCTTCGTCCTATAACCCAACCGCCGTCACCGCGACGCAATTGAACCGCTGCCAAAACTTCTTCCGAAAGTTGGCTTTGCCCTTTATGTTTTAGACGACCACTGTTGATCGCTGAAAGCATTTCGTCGCACGCTTGTGGATACGCGCCGTCCATGTCAAAAATGGGAATTCCTGCTGGTGCAAGGCGTGCGGCGACTGCGCCACTTGTTTTTCTGCTATACAAAACGTATTCGGTTGGGTACTTGCGGGCATAATCTGCCAATTCGTTGGCTATCGCCTTATCGTCCAATTGAAGTTCATTTGTCCAAGTGTGCAGCAGTTTGACCACAAACTTTTCGTCCCCCAGTTTTTGCGCCCCAACCAAACTGGCATGTCTTCGATCAGGCGAAAGGTCAATGGCAAGCCAAGTCAATTTGTCAACGTCCAAGTCAGCTGATTTGTCTAAACAATTACCCCACGAAGCCGAATCAACCGCACTGTTAATCGCAACAACCCAACGGCACAAAACTTCAGTCATGACAACGTCGGGCGGGTCATTCAAAACCGATTTGATGTTGTCAGCATGAATCAGTGTGCCCATTGAAGGATTTGCGTACCGTGCATTTTCCACGCTGATTTCGTCAGTTGGTGCAGACCATTCAAAATAGCCGATTTCATCTTCGACCCCAGCAATGCTGGCAAGGGCACGATCACGGAATTGGTTTAAAACCACGGACGACGAATCACCAGCGTTTGTGTACGCCATGACCATTGGGTTAGCCG